CTCGGATATTTCCACGTTTCATAGGTCTCGTCCTTAATAAAGCTTTTTACTTTGTGGAAATTAGCGCTAGATGGATCACTAAGATATTTTTGCCATTCTGATCTGAGCTCGATTTTCCTTGACTCGGTATATGGTGTATGTGCTAACCATTCTTCAAAGTCTGGAATTTCATCATCAGTTAAGGGTTCCATATTCTTAGCTAACCAAATTCTTACAAATCTACGTAATTTGCGAGCTACCATTCTCTTCATCGGGGCCGGCTTGAAGCCGACCCGTTTGATGAGGCTCGCAGCAACTCCTACAGGGTGGCCTGGATCGGGACGAGGGGGTGTTGCACCTTCGAATACAAGTGGTAATGAAACACTGAGGCATATCCTCTGGTCATTATATTCCCATGATTTGGCACGAGAAGGACCAATCTTAAGATCAGTCTTAGCTTCAGGTAAGGCCATTTCTGGGACCTCATTCATTCTGTATCCGTACAAGTACAACCGTCCTGACGACAGCCTTCTTAAAAATGTAGGTTGTTGTGGTACACGTCTTTACTGACTACAGCTCCGCAAACAAGAGCCATATCTCGGTAAACACTGTGACCCGATTCCAGGAGCCTGGTATAGTCTTCCTGGTAATGGGGATTTGCTGTCATAAGTCGAAGTGCGGCTTCTATGGCTAAGGCAGGATCGCCTCTAGCAGAAACAAGAGTCTTTCTATTGAGCACAGTGGACAGGAGTCCTGAATTCAACATCACACGTTTCAATGTCAGTCCATTCTCCTTGTACCAAATTTTAGGCAGTCTCTCGACCCAGTCACAATAATATCGGTAACCTCGGTCCGTTCTTACTTCAACAACAACTCTATACTCAAACAATTGGGTGTTTGCTAACCGTTCAGATCTATCCATATTGGGGCGATGATCTGCTTGAATCTTCTTCTGTACACCAGTAGGTATAGCTACCAGGTGTACATGTTTAACAATTTCCGTTGATTCATAGATCCATGTGTGGATCATAGGGGATAATCTGGACATGATGCGGCAGTATTTAAATCTAGAGCCTCCCAACATGCCCAGCAGCTTGGAAAAGAAAATTATCTTCCACCAAATAAGTTGGCAGAAGATTCCTGAACTAATGACAAACGAGAACAGGTGAACTAGCACCGTTATTTGTAGTCTCAAATGCGCCCAGATTGCACTAAACAGACCCACACGGATATAGTCTTC